TCCCGGACAACGTGAAGACCCTATGGGACAAGCCGCGCAAAGAAGCGCTCGACTGGCTCGTCAAGCACGAACGCTTCTGGATCGGCAAGGTGTTTCCCGAGCACTTGTCGGATGACTTCCGGAAGACGATCACGGCGGGGCTCACTGAAGGTCTCGGCCGGAAGGACATCGGCCTTCGCCTGCGCGACATGGTGATTGGCAAGCCCGGCGCGCCGGCGAAGCTGGAGTACTACAAGCGTGTTGCCGCGACGACCGTCAACCGCGCCCGCAACTGGGGCGGCATCTTCTCGCTCCAAGCGGCTGGCTTCACCGAGTATGAGATCAGAAGCGTCCTCGACGAACGGACGTCCCGCATTTGCCGGGATATGTCCGGAAAGATATTCCGCGTCCGCGACGCCATGGACTTAGTCCAGCGCGCTATCGATTCCCCGCCATCAGCAATCGAGACGCTCGCCCCCTGGCCGCGCTACGACGCTGAGCGCCAGGACCACTACCTGAAGGTTGACGGATCGCGGCAATACCTGGCCGGCAAGAACACCAAGTGGCTCGCGGGCCACGGTCTTTCGCTTCCTCCGTACCACGGGAATTGCAGGACCACGTACGTCGTCACAAGCGCCCAGGTGACCGAACACAGGGAGGTCGTCCGGCCCGCGACGCCGCCGTTCAACGTTGCGCGACTGACCGAGGTCAAGATGCCGCTCGATGGCATCCACGAGAAGAGCGTGTTCCAGGGGCCGGACGGTGAGCGCTGGCTCTTCAAACCCGCGAAGCGAGGCGAGGAGTTCACCGCGTGGGGCGACCGCGCGGCGGCGGAGTTGGCGAAGAAGCTTGGGCTGCCGACGCCCGAGGTCTACGTCACCGAGATCGGCGGGCGGACGGGGTCCCTGCAAAGAATGTACGACGTCGCTGGCGACTTCGGTGGCGTCATCCCAACGGCGCTCACCGGAAACGAACTCGCCGTCATTCAACGCGAGCACGCCTTCGACTGGCTCATCTCGAATCACGACGCGCACGCCCGCAACCTGATCAGAACGAAGAGCGGGAAACTCGTCGGGATCGACAAGGGGCAGCTCTTCAAGTTCCTGGGGAAGGACCGGCTGGCCACCACCTACAATCCGAACGAATTCCCCACGCTCGCGAACGAGGTCTTTGGCGCGTATGCGAAGGGGGAGAATGTAGGTCTCGTCCCACTCGCCCACGCGGACATTAAGGGATTCCTCAGCAAGCTCGACGCGCTGCCCGACGACGAGTTCAGGCGCATCCTTACTCCGTATGCGAAGCGCGCGGCCGAGGCGGGGCGACTCGCTCTCGGCACCAAGGAGGCGTTCCTTAAAAAGGCGCTCGTGCGGAAGAAATCGTTGCGCGCGGATCTGCGGAAATTCTACCGGCAGCTCGAGACCAGACGGAAGAGGGCGCTTGGGGTTGCGAAGCCAACGGGCAAGGCCATCACGAAGATCGACGCAGGCTTCGTGAAGAGGGTGAAGGCTGCGGGCACGCGCGGGCAGAGCCTTCTCATCGCCGGCGACGACTTCGAGAACATGAATCTCCTCGCCTACCAGGTCGATGGGAAGGGTCTGTTCCTCGAGGGCAAGCTGCGCGCGGCGTCGCAGTCGAAGCTGCTCGGGCGGCTGGGTCTGGACGCCGGCATCGCCGCGCCCGACGCGCAGTGGGAGCGCGTGCTGAAGGTTGCCAAGTCCTACAACTATCACCTCGGCCCCGGCGGCGACGGCAAGATCCCTCCGCATACCGAGGGGCTCTGGCGGGAGCTCGTCGGTCAACTCAAGGGCAAGCGCGGAGATCGTGAGCGGCACTACGGGAAGTATCTGCGTTCGCTCGGAGGCGAGCGAAAGGGCGTGGTCTCCTGGAAGAAGAAGGCTGTCGGCAAGGTCGTCGAGAAGTATATCGCGCCCGCGCGAGATCTGCCGAAGACGGCCGCGCGCTTCGCTGCGAAGACCACGAAGGGCTGGGACTACAAGAAGGAAGCCAGAGACGGTCGAATACGGATCGCGTCGGGCAAGCGGACCTTCAAGGGCGTCGCCTACGACGTCGACCTCGGCGACGGCGTCAAGCTCCACTACATCCAACAGGGCGACAGCAACCGCTTCTCGAAGTTCGGGAAGGTCAGGATCGAGATCGCAAGCGACACCCCGGCCGGTGTCCGAAGGGCGCTAGCGAAACTCGAGACTCTGGGGCTCGACTCGCGGGTAGCTACAGCGGAGGACTTGGAGCAGCTGTATCTCTCCAAGGTATCTTACGCGGCAGGCGTCGCCGACAAGATCAAGGTCACCCCGGCCATGACACCCTCGCAACGCATCAGCGCGCACAAAGAGTTCTGGCAGAAGAAGCTCGGCGTGAAGGATGTCACGAAGCTCGCACGGTACTCGGCTGTCCCGCGCTTCGACGAAGGCAAGGGCTGGGCGCGCTGGAGTCGCTTCGATGTCGATGCGAAGAAGTTCGAGCAGGAGTTGAAGGGCTGCGCGCTCGGACACAGTCTCTATGGAGATACAGCCAAGACGATTGACGGCATCCTCGCGTCCAAGGGGTCGCTTGTCGCCACCGAGGAGAAGTTCCGCATCGGCGTGCCGATAAGCGGCATGAGTCCTCAGCGCGATCAATCGACCGGCGGCGCGTCGTATGTCTTCACGCGGGTCGTCTCGTCCTCGGGAGCGAAGCGCTCCGACCTCGTCTTCGACAAGAAACTCCTGCTCGATCCGGACACGGTTTCATACGACGCTGACTACTATGGGCGGGTGGAGCCCGACTTCATGGCGAAGAAGCGGAAGCGGACCCCGGCGCAGTGGAAGAAGCTCACGGGTCGCGGGCGCAACGAGACGCTGATCCGCAACAACCTTCCTATGACGGAATACCTGGAGCGAGTGAACGTTACCACGCCTAAGCAGCGGCGCGAGGTGATCGCGACTTTCCGCAAGCACGGCATCACGAAGATCCAAGGGCGACCAGTCGAGGACATCGTGAAGGTGAAGGGATAGACGATGAATCTGGAACGCGTAGTCGACGAGGTCAAGAAGGGCCGCCTGATCGACGTGTTGTTTCTGTCCGACAAGGGACGCGAGACCGGGTCGACCGGCGACCACCCGTGCGAGGACGCCCGGGCGGAGGGTGAGCGTTTCGTGTTCTTCCCGGCCTTCGAGATCTCGGCGCATCGGGTCGACGTGGACCGGGTCGAGGAAGAGGGCGACGAGATCTACCTGCACGGCCGCGCAGGCGACATGCGGGTTCTACTCCGCGTGAGTCCGGTCTGGACGGACGAGCAGCGGGAGATCTTGCAGGAGTGGGCGAAGGAGAAGGATGCCGAGTTCGTCGGCCACGATATCGAGAGGGTGTTCGCGTGAAGATGCGCGGATCGTATTGGGCGGAGCTCTCCGCCGTTGAAGACGTCCTCGTTCCCGCAGGAGTTCTCGTGGCGAGCAAGGAGAAGCTCGTCTTCAAGGGCTATCCGGAGTTCATTGCGCTGGAGCGCGAGATGGAGAACCGGATCACCGGGATGCTCGACCGGGGGCTTACGCCTGACGAGATCCTGGACCACTACGCTCGGCGCTCGAACGGCGTGACGTTTTCGGTGAGCAAGCCGAAACGAATCGAGGCGAGGTCGCTTGCTGATGCGGCCGAAAGAATGCTCGCGAGGTCAAAGCACCATGCCTGAGAAACTGGAGAAGTCGAACTACCTCGGCTCGAAACGGCGCCTGGCGAAGTACATCGTCGACAGGTTCCCTGACGGGGTGAAGACGCTGAGCGATCCGATGTGCGGTGTGTCGGCCGTGCTCATCGAGGCCGCGCGGCGCGGCATGCGGATCAAAGGCAACGATCTCTCGATCATTCCCTACTGGTACTCGAAGGGAGTCTTCGAAGGCACGCCGCTGTCGGAAGCAGATGTGGAAAAGCTTCTCAGTGCTCCGCCGCGAAGCGGGTGGCTCGTCGCGGAGTGGCAAGGCATCTACCCGAGGCCACCCGCAGTTCGGCGTTACCTGGACGGCCTGGCGAAGCTCGCGCGCGGCTGGTCTGGCCCGAAGGGTCTCACCGCGAAGGCCGCCGTGTCGGCCACGCTCCAGACGCTCTATTCTGAATCGGGATCGGGGTATTCGACGCGGCGGTACGAGGACGTCGAAAAGGTCCGCGCAGTCGTAAGGCGCGCCGCGAAGGAAGTGAGCAAGCTCGCAGAGGAGGTCGGCGGCAAGGGCACGATCACGAACGTGGACGCGAAGTCGTTCTCGTTCCCGCGCGCGGATGCAGTGTATTTCGATCCGCCGTACTTCAAGCGCGACAAGGGCGCGATACATTATTTCCAGAGCTATCGCATCATGAACTCGGTCCTGCTCGGCCGCGAGTGGAAAGAGAAGAACCTCTCTCCCGATGACATCCCGGCGATCCTCCAGAAGCTCTGCCGCAGCGCTCGGCACGTCTTCGTCTCGACAAGCTCGAACGAGGTGGTGCCCTACGCGAAGGAGATTGCTCGGCACAAGAAGACAATGAAACGCTTCCGTCTGAGCTATCGCCAGACGAGCGGCTTCGGTGGACGCGACGTCGAGCAGCACCAGAATCTCTACGTTGCCAAGGCCGAGTCTCAGACCGACAAAGAGAAGGACCACCCCGCACTTCCGGTGGACTTCGAGTACGCCGTAGAAATCGCAAAGGCATATGACGATAAAGAAGGCCAGTGGATCGTCGAGGGCTATGCCGCGACCTCGGACTTCGATCTGCAAGAGGACATCATTACCGAGGAGGCGATCCGCACCTCGGCGAAGGATCTGATTGAGAGTTCCACCGTCCTTCACAACCACAACACCGACGAGGCCATTGGCCGCGTGCTCACATCGCGCGCGCGCAAGGACGGTCTCTTCCTCAAGATTCTGGTCTCGAAGACGGCCCCCACGATCTGGCAGCAGATCAAAGAAGGCGTGCTTAACAAGTTCAGCGTGCGCGGGAAGGTTCTGGAAGCGCGCAAGCAGTGGATCCCCGAGCTGAAGAGGCACGCGCGGGTGATCCTCAAGATGCGGCTTCTCGAAGTTTCGCTCGTCGCGGTGCCCGCGAATCCGAAGGCCCGCGCGATCGGATGGTACGTCGAGAAGGCGCTCGACGAATTCGAGAAGGCCGGTGGTGAAATCCAACCCGTGAACGGAGGTCCGGAGATGGCGGTGAAGCCCGAGGACGGAGACGCCGATGTCGAGATTGCGGTCGAACTGATCGAGGCCAAGGGAGAGGCGGGCAATGCCGGAGACGGTGCGGGGTCCGCGCCGAAGCCCGACGTGCTGGCTGGTAACGCAGCAGAGGCGGATACAAAGCAGGTAAGCCCAGGCGCGCTCGCCATGGTCGAGAGACTACTCGCGAGCGAGTCGGACCCGGAACGGAAGAAGCTCATCGAGCAGCTTCTTCAAGCGATGAAACAACCCGCCCCCGTGGCGAAGGCGGACGAGGGCGAAGTCGAGAAGGCCGGCCGCAAGCTTTCCTCAGCTCGACTCGCGCGACTGAAGAAGCTTCTCAAGGAACTGGAAGGGCTCATCGGCGAAGTGGACATCGCCTCTAGCGCTGACCGCAAAGATGTGAAGAAGGCCGAGGCGTCCGAGGCTTCCCCTGACAAGCTCGCCGAGATCGAGGGTGCCGTCGGAAAGATCGCGAAGGCCCTCGGGATCGCCGGGGATAAGGAAGCTGGCGAGGTGCCCAACATTGCCGACGCCGTGAAGGACATCGGGAAGCGCCTGGAAGATCTGGAGAACACGCCCGGCTCGAAGACCTCGCTTGATGAAGGGGACGAAGAAGACGAGGGCGGCAAGAAGGACAAGGGCTCGGTTTTCAAGGGGCTGCTGTAGCGGCCGCGCTCAAGAGACCTGAACCGAAGAAGAGGAGACGACCATGGATCAGCAGGATCTGCTGTCGAAGGCGCTGCAGACCGCCGACCTGATTGCGGGTGGCGGCGATCTCAGCGCGGAGCAGTCGGACAAGTTCATCACGTACCTGCACGACCTTTCGATGATGGCGAAGGACGCTCGCCAGATTCCGATGAAGGCCAAGAAGCGCGACGTGAACAAGATGGGCATCGGGCAGAGAGCGTCCGTCCCGGCGGTCGAGGGGCAGGATCCGGCGGCACGCAAAAAGCCGAGCTTCTCGAAGGTGACGCTTGACTGCGTCGAGATCATGACGCCGTTCGAGGTTACCTATGACGTATTCGAGGACAACATCGTTGGCGAGAACATCGAAGACGAGATCATCAAGCTCTTCGCCGCGCAGATCGCCACCGACCACGAGGAGCTTTACATCCTCGGGGACACGAGCTCGACCGACACCTACCTCGCGCTCCAGGACGGTTGGCGGAAGATCGCCAGGACGCAGGGGCACCTCTACGAGCACGGCGGAGCGGGGGTGTCGACGGAGGTGCTGGGCGAACTTCTGGATCGGCTGCCGGAGAAGTATCTCCGCGACTACGCGGACCTCAGGTTCTACGCGAGCCCGAAGTTCGAGCACGCGTACAAGAGGCTCCTGGGGCAGAGGCCGACGCCGGCGGGAGACAAATTCCTGCTCTCCAGCGCCGAGGCAACCTACGCGGGTATACCCATCGTGCGCGTCCCGATTATTCCGTCGAACCTCACAGAGGATATCGACGGCACGCCCTACGGGAACCTCACGTTCGTGATCCTCACCCCGCGCAGGAATCTGATCACGGGCATCCATCGCAAGATGAGTCTCGAGCGAGACAAGAATATCTTCGCGCGGATGCGCCAGTACGCATTCTCGAGCCGCGTCGCAGTGGCCCTTGAAGAGCCGGACGCTATTGCGATAGCCGAGCAGGTTTCCGTAGGCGCATAGAGGGGGTGAGCCGTGGCGAAGCGCAAGAGGAAGAAGTACCCCCACTCCGCAGATCGACAGCTCCCGAGCGAGTCCCTGCTGCCCGAGGGGGCTGCGGATGGCGCGTCGGTGCCGGAGGGTTCCGAGGATCTTGTGAAGGCCGAACAGCACGAGAAGTCCAAGAAGGCTGTCGAGCCAAAGGAGCCTGACGACGAGAAGAAGACGCGGATGCGGCGATCGCGCGCCGGCGTCCGCTGTCCCGTCTGCGGTCGGTCCGGAGAGTCGACCGGCGACACTGGGCGCGTGCGGTGCGGGACGTGCGGAGCGGCCTTCCCCCGCACGAGGCCCGCGCTCGGTGAGGTGGCGAAGGCGCGCGACAAACGATTCTCGCGTGCCTTCGCGCTGCCGAATTCCGAGGAGCGACGGGAAGCCCGGGCCCTCGCGGGTGAGGCCATGCGTGGATTCTTCCAGGTGCTGAAGGGGAAGCCCGCAGCTCTGAACGCCTTCGGCAAGAACGTCCTGGAGGTGAACTGCGGCCTGGGCTTCAGACTCCGCGCCTTCCAAAGCTACGGCTGGGGGACGACGGGCACGGAGACGAGCGCGACCGCATACGAGTACGCTCGTCTACAGTCGCTCGAGGTCACGCACGGCTGGCTCGGCGAGGGCCGCTTCGGGACGATAAGATTCGACCTCGCGCTTTTCTGCGCGAGCTTCGGCGAGATGGATAGCCCTCACAAGATCGTGAAACAGCTTCGGGGACTCCTGGTCGACCACGGCCTCGTCTGTGTCCTGCGCGAACCCCTGGTTGGCGAAGACGCGTCACCGTCCGACGACTCGCGGCTCTTCGTTCACACGCCCGAATCGATCAAGCGCGTCTTCACGAATAACAAGTTCACGCTCGTGTCAGAGGAATCCGCCGAGGGTATCGGCACGTTTTGGTTCAAGTCGAAGACGCGGAGGGACAAGTGAGACCCAGCCCCGAA